AATGATTGTACCGGAGATTATACTAAATGATAAAGTTCAAGAAGGTAAGATTTAAAAATTTTGGTTCGTTTGGTAACAATTTTACCGAACTAATTTTAGATAAAAACCCAACAACTTTAATTTGTGGAAACAATGGAAGCGGAAAGTCTTTTGCTTTTCTTGATTCTATAACTTTTGCACTATTTGGAAAACCATTTAGAAAAATCAATATACCTCAATTGATAAACTCTATTAATAATAAGCAATGTTTAGTTGAAATTGACTTCTCAAAAGGAACAGATGAATATCTTATTCGGAGAGGATTGAACCCTAAAGTATTTGAAATATTTAAAAATGGAGATCTTATAAATCAGGATGCAAAAAGCATAGATTATCAAGATGTACTAGAAGAACAGATACTAAAGATGAACTATAAAACTTTTACTCAGGTAGTAATACTTGGTAGTTCATCGTTTATTCCTTTCATGCAATTACCGGCAGCAGATCGCCGAGCTGTTATTGAAAATATTTTAGATATTAATGTCTTTACCACCATGAATGTTTTACTTAAAGGTAAAATGCTTCAAATAAAAGAAATGGTAAAGGAAGTAAATAATAAAATTGAATTAGAAAAACAAAAAATAGAACTGTATGAAAAATATGTAACATCATTGGAAAAGAAAAGTAATGATGACATAAAATCTGCACAGTCTAAATTAGAAGAGATTAAAAAAGAAATAGTTACATTGGAAGAAGAAATCCAATCACTATCATCGTCAGTACAAAATAAAATAAATTCAATCTCAGATAAACCAAAGCACAGTAAAAAAATTGCTGAGATAGAGAAATTACAAACAAAGATAACAATAAATTTAAATAACATTCAAAAAGATATTGATTTCTTTTCCAGTAATATTTCCTGTCCAACCTGCAATCAGACGATAGATGAAAACACAAAAACAGTAGAGATTGGAAAAAGAAATAAAAAAGCTAAAGAATATTCTGAAGCATTAAAACAATTAGAAGATTCTTTTGAAGAAATCAATAAAAAAATGTCCGAGATTGAGCAAGTAAGCAGCGAAATCACAGATATTAATTTAGAAATACTACAAAAACAAACTTCTTTGACTAATGCTAAAAGATATTTAAAAACATCTTTAGATGAATTAAATAAAACTACAAACTCTGTTGATGAAATTGACGAAGAAAAGAAAAAATTGTCACAACATCAATCCGTACTAGAAACTTTAGAAAAGGAAAAAACAGAATTGAAGGATGAGTTGTTGTATCATGAACATGCACATCTTCTTCTTAAAGATACGGGCGTAAAAGCAAAAATTATAAAGTACTATTTGCCATATATGAATAAGTACATCAATAAGTTTTTGTCTTCTATGGATTTCTTTGCACAATTTACACTAGATGAAGATTTTAATGAGAAAATTAAAAGTAGACACCGTGATGAATTCAGTTATATGAATTTTAGCGAGGGAGAGAAGATGCGTATAGACCTTGCTTTGCTTTTGGCATGGAGAGAAATTGCAAGAGCAAAGAATAGTGTAAATTGTAACCTATTGATTCTTGATGAAGTATTTGATTCTTCTTTGGATTCTTTAGGTATGGACGAACTTATGAAGTTGTTGAATACTGTAAGTGATAAGTCAAATATATTTGTTATAAGTCATAAGTCAGATCAGTTAATTGATAAGTTTCAAAACTTGATATCTTTTGAAAAGAAAAATAATTTTAGTAAAATATTATGAATGATGAAATGAATCCATATCCTGTGATTGAAAAACATGAAGAATTTTATGTTGTTCGTGATGATTTGATTGATGGTGGGTCAAAAACTAGATTTGTTCAGAGTCTAATAAAAAATTCACAGGAAGAAGAAATGGTTTATGGGTCTTCACCTGCCACGGGTTATGCTCAAATAGCACTTGCAAGAGTTTGTACTCACTATAAGAAAAAATGCATATTGTTTATGGCAAAAAGAAAACCAGAGAATCTTCATCCTTACCAGTTGAAAGCAATTAAACATGGTGCTATAATTCATGGTGTAGATAATGGTATGCTTTCAGTCACACAAAAAAGAGCAAGAGACTATGTTGCACAATTACCTAGTAATAGAAAATTATTTCCTATTGGATTTGATTGTCCTGAAGTTATTCAAGAAATATGTGATCTTGCAAAAAGTCTTCCAATTAAACCAAAAGAAGTATGGACAGTTGGTTCAAGTGGAACTCTAACTAGAGGATTGCAATTAGCATGGCCAAATGCAGATTTTCATTGTGTATCGGTAGGACATAAAATGGGGCAGAAGGAATTAGGTAGAGCAAAAATGTACAAGTGTGAACTTCCTTTCTTTGATGCAGTCGATACTGCTGATGCTCCGCCTTTTCCTTCTGCTCCAACCTACGATGCAAAAGCATGGAAGTTTATAAAACAATATGCAAAACCTGGCGCTTTGTTTTGGAATGTTGGAGCATGAAACCTTTTTACGAAAGAAACGATTATCTTTTAAATCATAAAATAAATGTATTTTATGAGGATATTGTTTCAATGACTGATAAAGAATTTGAAACATGGGTTTCAGATATGCGTAAAGTTGTAATGGAAGCATGGAACACTTACAATTGTCCCCCAAGAACAGGTAAGAATGAACAGGATATCATTAATGAATTCAATAAACTAACCGGATATCCTGTTAGCACATTTGAATTTGTTGATGAGCTTACTGGAAATAAAGATGTAATAATAAACAAATCTAGACTTGGCGCAGAAGTGGATCAATGGTTTCCAAATATGTACAAGACTAGAATAAATTATAGTGAAAATGATATAGGTTATTCTATTTACGATTTGTTTGCAAATGATAAGTATTTACCCAAAATGGTAAAAGGAGCTCGTCGTCATATTAGACGAGATTCTTTATATACATTTGCATGTTCAGCAATTAAAAATGATACAAAGTATGCCATTGTATCTGTATCTACAGGCAATGAATGGTTAAATGCTTATTTTAATAATCCATCAATATTCAAGGATCATGATTTTATTTTAGATCAACATGATGATGAGGATGGATTGAATACGGGTTATTATCAGATTGAACAGTCTAAAATACTTTCTTTAACTAAAGACGATTTTTTGAAATGGAAACCCAAATTATCATATAGACACTACTCAACTTTTGATTCTGAAAATTTAAGTGATGATAAAATATTCAGAATTCGTGTTTATGAAAAAGGACATAAAGTTTTTCCCAAATGCTTTCCCAGTTTCAGAATAGGATATATACAACCGGCAGTAAATTTTCCACCACTAACAGCGAGATATCTTTATGAAAAATACACGGAATCGTTTATGGACCAAGATAGAATTGTCATCTATGATCCTTCTTCTGGCTGGGGTGGACGCATACTTGGTGCGATGTCTGTCTCGGATTCTAGAAATATTTTATATGTCGGAACTGATCCTAATGTGGATAATTTCGATAATTCTTTTGTCGGTGGCAGCAAGTATTCTAGTATTGCTGATTTTTATAATACGAGAACTTATAGAGGAAATTCTTTCTTCTCCAAAACTCACGAATACGAAATTTTTTCGGCGGGGTCAGAGGTAATTCATAAAGATAAAAAGTTTAAGAAATATAAAGGTAAAGTAGATTTAGTATTTACTTCTCCTCCATATTTTAATAGAGAAGCATATTCAGATGATTCTAATCAATCATACAAGAAATTTAGTAATTATGATTCTTGGGTAAAAGGATTTTTACGCCCAACTCTTGAAACATGTGTTGAATATCTCAAAAACAATAGATATCTTTTGTGGAATATTGCCGATATTCAAGTCTCAGGAGAATATCTACCCCTAGAAAAAGATTCAAGAGATATTTTAGAATCTTTGGGAATGAAATATATTGAAACATTAAAAATGGCAATGGAAGGAATGCCAGGGCAAAACAGATTGGATGAAAACGGAAAACCAAAATGTAAAAACTTTTGTAAAGTAAATGGAAATTATTTGAAATACGAACCAGTTTTTGTATACTATAAGCCATGAAATCTGAGACAGAAGAGATTTTTTACGGTAAGCAACCAAATTGGAAGCATTGGAAACCGGAAGATTTTAAAGACGAAGAAAAAGTTTTTTGGTCTATTGCTTTTGCCTTAAATTGGTATAATGTAAAATATACAGATAGAGATTACAAGAAAAGCGTAATCGACTATATGGAAAAATTTAAAGTTAAAGGCAAGGAATTGGTTGTAAAGGTTCCTGTTGATAACTTTACATTTAGACTTATTGGTGGTAAGTGTCAAGCGGCTTTAGCACATTGTATTCTTCCCGATAAAGCAAACGATGCTATTAAAAATGGCATCTCTGATCTTATTCGTATAGGTTCTTCTATTAAAGATACAGAAATTCCGATGATATCGGTTCGTGAAAGAGTCATGGAACAGGCAATGGATTTGTCTGCCGTAATAGAGGGAGAGGTTGACAAATATCAACTCTATGTTAGGGGAAAATATTCAAATTATAAACAATTTGATGTGGAATCTTGGTTAGCAGAAAACGAACCAAGTGCCATGCACTGTGAATTTATGTTACAGATATTTGAAAGATCTTTGAATGAGTATAAACTAGTTTTAGCAGGCACAGATCCGCAATTAAAAGAAGCATATTCACATTTTACAAAAAAACAACTTCAAAAGGTTCATGATTTTTACAAAAACATTTGTGAATTTTTGAAAGTTCGAATTATTATTGCCAAAAGTAATAGAAAACCAAGAAAACCGAGAAAAAAGAAACCAGAAAAGGTTGTTAAGAAATTAAAGTATCTTGCAAAGGATACAAACAGTGGTATTGAATCTATTATGCCAGAAAGCATAGTTGGTTGTATGACTTTGATTACATTTAATGTAAAAAACAAAAAAGCAACCATATTTAAGGCAGATGAAAATAGTTCAGGTATTTCTGTTAAAGGTACAACACTAATAGGATTTTCTGAAAAAGATTCAGTAGAAAAGACTATTAAAAAGCCTGTAGAATTTATGACAAAAGCCAAAAATGAAGGTATTAGAAGTATAAATAACTATTGGAAGAGTGTTAAGACTAAAGAAAATACACCTAACGGTAGAATCAATGCAAACATTTTGATTTTGCGAGCCTTTAAATGACAACAACAGGACAACTTAACTTTTTAGGAATATACAAAAAGTATAATTCAAATGGTTCTTTGTTTATTTACTATGTTGGAGATGTTGTAGAATTTGAAGGCAAAAGATATGTGGCGACAAGAACCATAACTGGTGTTTCTCCATTTGCACTAAACAGTGGTTGGGTTGAATTGAGTGGTCAGAGTGGTTTTTTTATACAGGAAGTTACACCTATAAATTCCACAATAGGGGATCGTTGGTTGAATCCAATAACAGGCGTCCTTTATACAAAAATAAAAGACGATCAAAATAATAATCATTGGGTTGAAATATAACAAAAAATTGATATACTAGTATTATGATTCTTTTAGACAATAATCAAATTATTCTTGCAAATCTTTTTCATACAGTAAAAAATAATACTGAGATTCAAGAAGACTTGCTTCGGCATATGGTATTGAATTCGTATAGACTATTACGAAAACACTTTTCCAAAGAATATGGTGAATTGGTAATTTGCCAAGACTCCTCTAATTCATGGAGAAAGCAATACTATTCTCATTATAAGGCAAATAGAGCAAAGGCTCATGATAAGTCAGAGTTTGATTGGGATTTAATTTATCAAATTCTTACTAAGATTCGTGACGAAATTCGTGATACTTTTCCATATAAGAATATGAAGGTTGAAAATTGTGAAGCAGATGATATTATCGCAGTGCTTTCACAAACATATCATAATCAGGAAAAAATTCTAATTATTTCAAATGATAAAGATTTTCAACAGTTACAAAGATATCCAAATATTTTTCAGTATAGCACATTTAAGAAGAAACTCTTAACATGTGATAATCCTGAATACTTTTTGTTTGAACATGTAGTTCGTGGAGACTCTGGCGATGGGGTGCCAAATATTCTATCGGATGATGATTGCTTTGTTGATCCCGAAAAGCGTCAAAATAGATTGACACAAAAAACAATTGATGAAATTGAGCAAATTAAAGATATTTCTGCAACCAAGTATTCAAGAAACTGGGATAGAAATCGAACATTAATTGATTTTCAAATGATACCGGATCATATTCGGTCTAGAATTTTGACAGAATATGAAAAACCTTCGTTGGTAACAGATAGGTCAAAGGTTCTTTCCTATATGATTACTAATCGTCTAAAGAACCTAATAGAAAATATCGAGGAATTTTGATGAAAAGAGATTTTCATGAAAAAGAGTTTAGAGATAAAACTCCAAACAAGGACAGAGGCTTCATTGAACGACAAAAAAAGTCAAAGAAGAATAGAATGAAAAGCGATTTAAAGAATATCGTTGACAATCTTAACTCTGGCAACTATAATGACGATTTTGAAGATGACTGGAATGACAATGACTAAAACACTAACGAAAAACGAAATAACACTAAGCAAAACAACTCTTTCCATTTTAAAGAACTTTGCTTCTCTCAATTCAAACATTTTGGTAAAACCCGGAAATACCCTTCGAACAATTACACCGTCTAAAAATGGAATGGCGGAAGCAATTGTGGAGGAAACATTTGATGTTGAATTTGGTATTTGGGATTTGTCTAAGTTTTTGGGTGTTGTCAGTTTATTTACAGCGCCGAAATTTGAATTCAAGGAAAAGTCGGTTATTATTCATGGCGGTAATGGTTCTCGTGTTACTTATTTTTACTCAGAACCAAAACTTTTGACCGTTCCGACAAAAAATGTAAACATGCCACAAACATCTGTAAAGGTAAGTATTACAGAAAAGGTTTTTGTGGAGTTGCAAAAAGCATCAGCAGTTCTTCAACTTCCCGATCTTTCTTTTGTTAGTGAAGACGATAATGTTGTTGCTGTTGTTTCTGATTTACTAGATCCAACAACAAACAATTATAAAGTTATTGTTGGAAAGAATGATTCAGATGCTTCATTTAGTCTAAATTTTAAGATGGAAAATATCAAAATTCTTCCTGGCGACTATACTGTTGAGTTTTCCAAGAATATTGTCGGTCAGTTTACACACGACACATTGGATATTAAGTATTGGTTTGCTATGGAAAGTAATTCGAAATATAGTGAGTAATTATGATTATTAAAGAGAATGAATTTTTGTGGGTTGAGAAGTATCGACCCCAAACAATTAAAGATTGTATTCTCCCCGTGTCCTTGAAAAAAACTTTCGAGGACATGGTTACAAAAGGAGAACCACAAAATTTGCTATTGTCTGGCACAGCAGGAACCGGAAAGACAACGGTTGCAAAAGCTTTGTGTAAGGATATCGGTGTAGATCATATTCTGATCAATTGTTCAGAAAATGGTAATATTGATACACTCAGAACCGATATTCGACAATTTGCAAGCACTATTTCTTTGACTGATGCAAAGAAAACTGTAATTCTAGATGAGTTCGATTATAGTAACGCACAAAGTATTCAACCTGCTCTCAGAGGAGCAATTGAAGAGTTTTCCAATAATTGCAGATTCATAATCACCTGCAATTATAAAAGTAGAATTATTGAACCAATTCATTCTCGTTGCACCTGTATTGATTTTAGTATTACAGGCAAAGAAAAAGAAGAAATTGCTATAGAAATGTGGAAGCGTTGTAAGCAAATTCTTCAAAACGAAAATGTAAAATTCAATGAAAGTGTTTTGGCACTAGTAATTAAAAAGTTTTTTCCTGATTTTCGTAGAATTCTAAATGAACTTCAAAGATATTCTGTTTCAGGTGTCATTGATGAGGGTATTTTATCCAAATCTTTTAGAGAGATGGAAATAGATGAACTAATTGCATCCATGAAACAGAAAAACTTTTTGGGAGTTCGTAAATGGATCGTTTCGAATAAGGATGTCCCTAGTACAGAACTTTTCCGTAAAATATATGACAATATAAGCACAGTATTGGTTCCGAGTAGTGTTCCTGAAGCAATACTTGTTTTAGCAGAATACCAATATAAGTCAGGATTTGTCGCAGATCAGGAAATCAATACTTCCGCGTGTATGGTTGAACTGATGATGCGATGTGAGTTTACATAATTATGGAACTTGGTGATTTCTTAAATTCTATTAATCTTAATAAAAAAGATTTGATGAAAGAAGATCCAAACTGTGAAAAACAGTATCTTCCTTTTATTGTAAATAAGTCTCTTTCTTATTTTATTGATTCTTTGTTTTATTCAAATAAAATGAATGAGTTGCATTTTTTGGATAAAAAGATGCAATATGATTATTTTAGGCACAAGCTAGTAAAAAAGAAAAGATTTAGCAAATGGTTTAAACCTGATGAATTAGAATCATTGGAATATATTAAAGAATACTATGGGTATTCTACACAAAAAGCTAAAGAGATTATGTCTCTTTTAACTCCTGATCAGATATCAGAAATTAAAGCAAAACTTAATAAAGGCGGCGCAAAAAACCAAAAAACATAAATATTATCGTTCAATATGGGGATTTAAAATGAATGATGATATTTTTTCTGGATTGGGTGTAGAGATAACATTAAAAACAAAAGAAAACTTCTTAAAAGTAAAAGAAACTTTGACACGATTAGGCGTGTCTTCGAAGAAGGATAAAAAACTTTATCAATCTTGTCATATTCTTCACAAAAGGGGAAGATATGCTATTATGCATTTTAAAGAAATGTTTATATTAGACGGATTGGAAAGCGACATAACATTAGAAGATATACAGAGAAGAAATACAATAGTAAATCTTCTGGAAGATTGGGATCTTTTAGAAGTTGTAGATCCGAAAAAATCAGAAGACGAATTAAGTTTGGCAAGAATAAAAATACTTTCACACAAAGAAAAAAACGAGTGGACACTTGTACCTAAATATCATATAGGTAAGTGATATTTATGGAGACTTTTTATTATGGAAAAAATGCAAGCAATTGGGGAACCGTTTCCGGTTCAGTATTCATCCTGCTCAGATAAAAAACCAAAATACTTTGAATGGACTAATGAACATTGTCCTATTAAAGTGTTTATGGATCAAGCAATAGCACCGGGAATGAATTATACAAAGAAACCCGGAGACACTAAAAAAGTAGCATGGATTTGTGAGTCACGCGCAATATTTCATTCATGGGCTTTTCCTAGAGATTTATGGGAAAAGCACTTAGATAAAATAGTGGATTCGTATGATGAAATATATGTTTCAGATAAACATTGGTGTCAGTTTTCCCCAAAAATAAAATTTTGTTTTGCGGGAAGCAATTCTCCGTGGGTCAAAGAACCTAAAATATACGAAAAAACTAAACTAACATCAATGATTGCTTCTGCAAAGGTGATTACACATGGTCATCAAATTAGACACTCTATTGCAAACAAATTTAAAGATAAAATAGATGTTTATGGAGGTGCGGCTGGTTCTAAAAGATTTGGTGGAGGAACCTGGCCAGATAAATCTGAAGCAATGAATGATTATATGTTTTCTATAGTCATAGAGAACGATAGTTATTCGACATATTTTACAGAAAAAATTACAGACTGTTTTGCTACCGGAACCATACCAATTTACTGGGGTGCTCCTGAAATTGGAGATTATTTCAACATGGATGGAATAATTTTATATACGCCAGATTTTGACATTTCAATGTTGACACCTGAACTTTATAAAAGTAAAATGAGTGCGGTTTTGGATAACCTTGAGCGAGTTAAATCTATGGATATGGCCGACGACTTTTTATACAAATTAATTACCAATGAAAACTGAAATAATTTCATTTTTTTCGGATATAGACGGAACCAGTTATTATAGTGATCACGCTTTTAGACTTCGTGAAGAATGTTTTAAATATAACATTCCATATGATTTTCGATACATGGAATCTACCGGGGATTATAGATTAAATTGTTTAAGAAAACCACAATTTATTTTATCTCTGTTGCAAGAAAAGAAAAAACCTTTAGTTTGGATGGATATAGATAGTGTTATTCATAAAGAGTTATTGGCCTTTGATCACTTATCAGAAAACAATGCAGATATAGGATTTGCTTATCCTATAATAAAACAGGATCAAATTGCCATGTCTAGTCCGAAAGCATCTCCAATTTTTTGTAATTACAATGAAAAAATTATTGCATTTTTACAAACATGGATTGACAGGTGCAAAGAAAGTATAGAACAAGGTGAACATTTTTTTGATCATGAAATTTTATTAATTCGTGTTTTACCAAAAATAAAAGATATTAAAATTGGAGTGTTACCAATTAATTATTGTGTTTGGCCAAATAAATGTCCACCGGGTATTGAACCGTACATTACTATGGGAATAGCAGATGGTAAATCAAAAGAAAATAATTTAAGACAACTTGCAAAAGTTTTAAATATGAGTGAACACAACATTTTGTTTAACTTAAATAAGGTATAAAATGAAAATTGAAATATCAAATGGAGAATTAGTAGATAAATTTACTATATTAAAAATTAAATTATCAAAAGCGTTAGAAGGTTCTAAAAAATACAACAATATTAAAAAGGAATATGATTATCTTAAAGATTGTATTTTAGAATTGAATATACCTGATATTTTAATAGATGAATTATTTGATATTAATTTAAAACTTTGGAATATAGAAGAAGATATTCGTTTAATGGAAAAAGAAAAAGATTTCAAAGATCAATTTATATCTCTTGCAAGATCTGTTTATATTACAAATGATATTCGTTTTTCAATTAAAACAAAAATTAACAATTTGACATTTAGTTCTTTAAAGGAAGAAAAGATACTACCTTTATATGAATAAAGATTTGAAAAAAGTTGCAATTGTAAATCAACCAGCAGGTTTGGGTGATATTTTTTATTTACAAAAAGCAGTAAAATATTACGCAGATCAAGGAACAAAAATTTACTGGCCAGTGCAAAAAGAATTTGAATATTTGTGCGAGTATTTAAAATATCCCAACATTAACTATTATTCGGAAGAAAGAGATTATCCGTATAAAAATTTATGCAAAGGTTCTTACAATTTATTTTCCAAAAAACATAAAACTTTGCTTGTAGATAATGAAAATAATATTGAAATTTTATACATTCCCTTTACACATGCTCAATTTGAAATTGAAATGTTTGAAAAAGTAAAATCAATTATGTTGGTAAAATATTTAATGGTAGAACAAAGTCATGAAAATTGGCAAAAATATTTTACTTTTCAGAGAAATACAGAGAGAGAAAACAAACTAAAACAACAATTAGATTTAAAAGAAAACGAAGAATTTATATTTGTTAATGATCTATTTGCATCTCCACCAAACATGCTCAAACGAGAGATGTCAATAAACACAACTTTAAAACCCATATACAATGATGGTTTACCTTGTCATATTTTTGATTACTGTTGGATCTTAGAGAATGCAAAAGAAATTCATACAATAGAATCTTCTTTATGTTATCTTGTTGAAGTTTTAAATACTACAGATAAACTTTTTATGTATTCTCGAAAGATTAATGGTAGACAACAACATAAAAATTTTGATTACATAAACGGTATACACAAAAAACCTTGGATCAAAATTTATGATTAATTTAAAATCAACATCATTAGTAGCAATTGATGGTAAGGGCGATGATTTAAATACAATCAAAGCACTTTCTTACAGTTGTAAAGATGTAAAATTCGAAGAGATTAAATATATCAATTGTGGCGATAAAAAAATAAATTTTGGAGAAACTATAAAAATAAATCAACTGAATTGGAACGATTATAACAAATTTTGTTTAGTTAATCTTTGTGAATATGTTAATACAGACTATGTAATACTCATACAAAATGATGGTTTTATCATAAATTCAAACAAATGGAACGATTTATTTTTTTCTTATGATTATTTGGGTGCTCCTTGGCCTATACAGAATTTAAGAGTAAATTTACCTAGATGGCCAATTGTGTTACAAAAACATTTTACAAATAAACAAATATATCAGATAGGTAATGGTGGATTTACTTTACGATCTAAAAAATTATTAAATAAAACAAAAGAATTATATACTGATGAGGTATATTCCATTCCTGAAGATATTTTAATTTCAATTTATTTTAGAGAAAAAATGGAAGACGATGGATTACATTTTTGTAATGACATTGATTTTGCTGAAACTTTTTCTTGTGAAGCATTATTTGTAAACGGGAAGGAATATTCATCAGACAATAGTTTTGGGTTTCATTGCAAAGAAACACATAAAGACAAAATTGCTTTGTTAAATACATTATAAATATAGTGGAGTATATATTATGAAAGTATTAATTACAGGTGTGGCAGGATTACTTGGTTCAAGACTAGCAGATTGGATTACTGACAATAATATTGCAGAAGTTCATGGAATAGATGATCTATCTGGTGGTTATATTGAAAATGTAAATCCAAAAGTTAAATTTTATAAAATAAATTTAGCATCAGAAATAAACGAAGTTGAAGAATTATTTAAAACTAATAATTACGATTATATTTTTCATTTTGCAGCATACGCAGCAGAAGGTCTTAGTCCTTTTATAAGACAATACAATTATGAAAATAATTTAATTGCTACAACTAAATTAATAAACAAAAGTATAAAGTACAATATAAAGCGTTTTATTTTTACTTCAACTATGGCAGTATATGGTGCAGCAACGCCACCATTCAGAGAAGACTATATTCCAAATCCAATAGATCCTTATGCAATTGCAAAATATGCATGTGAAATGGATTTACAAGTTGCAGGAGAACAGCACAGTTTGGATTGGTGTATAATTCGACCCCACAATGTTTACGGTTTGAAGCAAAACATATGGGATAAGTATAGAAATGTTTTGGGAATTTGGATGTATAATGTTTTAAATGATATTCCTATAACAATTTATGGTGATGGAAATCAACAAAGAGCTTTTAGTTACATAGATGATTGTTTACCATATTTTTGGCAAACAGCAATAAATCCAATTTGCTCAAAACAAATTTATAATATGGGTGGTGATGACCACATTACAATTAATCAAGCAGCAGAAACTTTGATTGAAATTATAGGAAAGTATCCTATAGTTTATCTTGAAGAAAGACATGAAGTAAAAGATGCTTGGGTTTCTCATGATAAAATAAAGAAGCACTTAAATTTCAATTCTTCAACATCATTAAAAAATGGATTAGTTCCAATGTGGGAGTGGGCACAAAAACAACCAAAAAGATTGCGTAAGGAATGGGATTCTTACGAGTTAGAAAAAGGAATTTATAATTTTTGGAAAACAAAATGAAAGTACTTTTTTTAAATGGTGGAAGTCCAGATTATTTGTGTGATTCTATTTTTCATGGATTTAAAACTTTGTTTGGGGAAAATATAATTGATTATCCAAAAATTGATTATATGTATGATAACTATCCGCCAGAAAATGTTAGACCTACTTATGGTAGAGGATTTACACTTTTTAGAACTTTATCAGATGTAAATGTAGATAGAAATAATATTGTAGAAAAAATAAATGATAAATTTTTTGATTTAATTGTTTGGGGTTCTATTAGAAGAAATAGAAATTATATAAATGATTTTTCTCTTTTTGAAACAAACAAATGCATAGCTTTTGATGGAGAAGATGACCAATATTGCGATTTAACTCTTTCGTCAGCTATACCTTATTTTAAAAGAGAATTGAAAGAAATAAATAATTCATTTTTAAATCATATAAGTTTTAGTTTTCCAGAAGAAAAAATAAAAAATACAATTTCTACAAAAACTCAAACTACTGCAACAGTAATACCGGGTATTTTGGATACTTACAAATTTCATAATGAAAAAGATTATTATGAAGATTATCAAAAATCACTATTTGCATTTACTTGGAAAAAAGCTGGATGGGATTGTTTAAGACATTATGAAATTATTTTTAATAATTGTATTCCTATATTTTTGGATTTAGAAAATTGTCCTGTTCATACATTAACTTTTTTACCAAAAGAATTATTAATAGAAGCAAAAAATTTAAAAGGTATTAAAATAATTTCAGAAAATAGTAAACCAAAAATTGAAATAGATGATGATTTATTTGATATGGAAAATTATACTAAATTACTAAATGCTATATTTGAAGAATCAAAAAACAAATTAACAACTAAAGCTATGGTTTCTTATGTTTTAAATAAAATTTAAAGGAAAAATAAAATGAATATTGAAGAAAAATTAAACAGTTTAATAAATACACCTTCAGATATTAATGAGCATTTGCCAACATTATACAAATATGCAAAAGATTCTGAAACAATAACTGAATTTGGTGTTAGATGGATAGTTTCTACTTGGGCCTTTTTAGCTGCAAATCCCAAAAAATTAACATCAGTTGATATAAGACATCCTTCAGAATATAATTCTAATATAGATGAAGTATATGAAGAATCGTTGAACAATAATGTAAAGTTTGAATTTATCCAAGCAGATACCAGAGAGATAGAAATTGAAGAATGTGATTTATTGTTTATAGATACTTTCCATGTTTATGATTTATTAAAAGAAGAGTTAAATAAACATTCTTGCAAGGTAAAAAAATATATCATACTACATGACACTATGTTATTTGCAGAAACAGGAGAAGATGGATTTTCTAGGGGACTTAAATATGCAATAGATGAGTTTTTACAAGAAAATTATAATTGGAAAATTCGAGAAGTATTTACAAATAACAATGGATTAACTATACTAGAAAGACAAAATTAATCATGATGAGAATTTTATATAGATGTTGCAATAGAGAATTGGATTTCCCTCCTCAAAGAGCAGGAAGACCAAATTGGTTTTCTAAAATAAATTGTTTTAAATCTTTAATTATGAGTTATAATAATTCAAAATTTAAAGATGAAATAAAAATTTATGTTTTAATGCAAACTACAGATGGAAATCCTTCTTCTTCCATTTTAGAAAAAACAGTTATTGACACTGGTTGCGAAATTTTATTTCATAAAGGTGCTTCTGATTTAGAATCAAAAACCAATCAATTGCTTTTTTACAAATCAAATTTTTCTAATGACTTTGTATATTTTGTTGAAGACGATTATCTTCATTCCAAAGAAGCTTTAGATTGTATCTATACTGGAGTGAAAAAATTTGGTCTAGTTACAGGATATGATCACTACGATAGATATAGTAGAGATGACGATTTAACATACGGAAAAGAACTTTTATTTTTTCACGAAGGTAGACATTGGAGAACTGCCGAAAGCACTACAAATACATGGGCAGCTTCTCCCGAAATAATGAAAACAGTAACACCATATTGTGAACATTATGGAATTGGAGATAGAATATTTTTTAGACATATTTACTATGAGCAAAAAATAAGATTACATCAACCTATTCCGGGAGTTAGTACACACGCGCATGAACCTTATATGAGTCCGGGCATAAACTGGCAATTAATTAATGAAGAAAGCTCAAAGATATGATACAACATTTTTATGAAAATATTCACGGATGGTTTGATTATGGTCCTTTATATACTAAAATGGTAGAAACTTTTCCGTCAGGATCTAAATTTATTGAAATCGGATCATGGAAAGGTCGTTCTTCTGCTTATATGGCTGTAGAAATAGCAAATAGTAATAAATCTATTGATTTTTATTGTGTTGATACATGGGAAGGAAGTTCTGAGCACATGCCTGGTGGGTTTGCATACGAACCTCATCTTGACTTATTGTATGAAACTTTTATTACAAACATGAAACCAGTAGAAAATTACTACAAACCAATTAAAATGAAATCAATAGATGCTTCAAAATTATTTGATGACAATTTTTTTGATTTTGTTTATATTGATGCTTGTCATGAATATGACTGTGTAAAAGAAGATATAGAATTTTGGCTACCAAAAGTTAAAAGGGGTGGTATTATGGCCGGACACGATTATCATATGAGTGGAGTTAAAATGGCTGTAGATGAAAAATTTAAAAATTTTGATAAATTGTTTTTTTCAACTTGGATGGTTCGAAAAGAAATATGAAAAATATACTTGTGCTTGGTGGTGGTGGGTTCATAGGTTCACATCTAGTCAAACGACTTAAAAAAGATGGAAATTTTGTTTGCGTTGTTGATTTAAAAAAACCAGAATTTTCCCCATCATATGCGGATGAATTTATTACTGGTGATTTAAGAATACAATCTGTCTGTAATGATGCTTTTTCTATTACAAAATTTGATGAAGTTTATCAATTGGCAGCAGATATGGGTGGAGCAGGTTATATTTTTACCGGAGAAAATGATGCAAATATAATGCATAACTCCGCTTTAATTAATTTAAATATTGTCGAAAGATGTTTAAAACACAATGTAGAAAGAGTTTTTTATTCATCTTCGGCATGCATGTATCCTGCATATAATCAAGAAGATCCTGATAATCCAAAATGCTCAGAGGATTCTGCATACCCGGCAGCACCGGATAGCGAGTATGGTTGGGAAAAACTGTTTAGTGAAAGACTATATCTCTCGTTCATGAGAAATTATGGAATGTATGTTCGTATTGGAAGATATCATAATATTTTTGGTCCACAAGGTTCTTGGAATAATGGAAAAGAAAAAGCACCAGCAGCACTTTGTAGAAAAGTTGCACAAGCACAAGATAATACATTCATAGAAGTTTGGGGAGATGGAAATCAAACTCGTTCATTTCTTTATATTGATGAGTGCATAGAGGCAACTATTCGTTTGATGCGATCAGATTTTTGTGGTCCTGTAAATATTGGATCAGAAGAAATGATTTCTATTAATAACTTAGCTAAAATGATTATTAAAATTTCGGGTAAAAATTTAAGCATTGATAATATTGATGGTCCTATAGGTGTTCGTGGTAGAAATTCAGATAATAAATTGCTTAAACAAAAAATTGGATGGGAACCTACACAATCATTAGAAAGTGGAATACAAAAAACTTATGATTGGATTAATGAACAAGTTAAAAGATCATCCTTGTCACTTGCAGACTTAGATATGTTGGATAAATATAGTGGATAGAAATAAATATTATGGAAAAAATTGCAATTTTTATTTCAGATTATGGTTTAAAAAATAGACAATATTTAATTAAACAATTAGAAGAGTTTAATTCTTATAAAAAGTATTCGATACATATTTTTTTATTTTATACTGATGATTTAAATATTGAATCATATACTAATTTAACTTTTACTTTACTAAAATACCCTTTAACTATTGGTGAAAGACTTACATTTGAATATAGAGAATTATTAAGAGATAATTTAGAAAAATTAATAAAATTATTTGATATTTTTATAGCAATAGAAAATGATATTTTAATAAAAGAAAAGCTAGTAGATGTTTTTTACCAACATTCATTTAATATTGATACTAAACAATACGCAATAGGTTCTCTTAGATTTGAAACATGTGATAATGAAAAATATTTAATAGATTTATCTATTAATCAAAATCATCATCTTAACAATATAATTAATATTAATAATATAAATTACTATCTTGTCGATAAGAATCCGCATAGTGCAATGAATATTTTTACTAAAGATCAAATTGTTGATTTATTTGGTAGATCATTTTCAAAGCATTTTATTTCTTTAGAAACTTCTATATCAGAATTTTATTATTCCTCAAGTCCTATTTGTGGATGGTCATGTAATAATGGAATTAAAAAAATAATTCCAGTTGAATTTTTTGAATATTGTTTGGTTCATCATCTTCCAAATAAATATTGTAAGGATAAGAAATTTATGGATAAATATTTGATAGAAACATATCCATTTAGAAAAAAGGAAATTTAATATACTATGAAAAAAATTACTCTGTGCATGATTGTAAAAAATGAATCCCATATAATAATGGAATGTTTGAACAGTATTTACAAATACATTGATTACTGGGTAATTTGTGATACTGGTTCTACAGATGGAACTCAAGAAATAATACAAAACTTTTTTAAAGAAAAAAATATACCTGGCGAACTTCATGAAAGAGAATGGAAAGGATTCGGTAATAATAGAACTGAAGCTTTTCGTTTGTGTGAAGGGAAAGCAGAATATGCATTTGTAATAGATGCAGATGATTATTTGGAAGGAACCCTAGTATATCCTGAAAATATGACTGCCGATGCATATGCACTCAGAATGGGTCGTCCAGAATTTTCATGGTGGAGAAATCAAATTTTTAAATTAGATGCACAATGGGAATATGTTGGTGTTTTGCACGAATATGCCGCATGTAAAAAACAGAGTCCAATTGCAGAAAAACTTCATGGAAATTATAGAGTAGTTGCAAGAACTATGGGTGCAAGAAATGTTAACATTAGTCCAATAGACAAATATAAAAAAGATGCAGAGGTATTGGAGGAAGCTCTAAAAACAGAAACAAATAATACAAGATATATGTTTTATCTTGCACAAAGTTATTTTGATTCCCAACAATATGATAAAGCAGAAGAAGCATATTTGAAAAGAGCAATCGCAGGTGGATGGCCAGAAGAAGTTTACTATTCAATTTATAGAGTAGCAATTTGTAAGGCTTTGCAAAATAAACCATGGCCAGAAATACAACAAACCTTTATGGATGCCTATAATTTTAGACCCACAAGAGCAGAACCTTTATATCATATTGCACAAATATATCGTCAAAAATTTAATATGCCTGTTTTAGCTTTTATGTTTGCAAGAGCAGCAATGGATATTCCATTTCCAAAAGATGACATATTATTTGTTCCAGATATAGTATACAGATTTGGTATTTTAGATGAAGTTTCTTCTAGTGCAGCATATGCCGGACATCCAACTATCGGTTATTTGGCATGTGAAAAACTTTTAAAAGAAGGAAGAGTCCCAGAATCAGAATTGCCTAGAGTTCAAAAGAATTTTGAGCAATATAGAGAATTAGTTGAGAAATTGGTGGAACAAAAAAAGATAGAATCTCCAATAAAAGCTACTCCCACTATTGTAGAAAAATATAAATATAATAAGAAAAAGAGACATTTAAAAGATACATAAATGTCTTTATACAACTAGGGGAGAAATTATGTCCGCTGGAAGATACGATATTTATGCAGAACAAGGTTCAACATTTAAATTACATTTGCAATATAAGTATTCCGGTGGAACAGGAATTGACTTAACTGGTTTTAACGGCGCAATACAAGTAAGAAAGTCTGAAAAAGACGAAAAGGTTTTACTTTTTATATCAAATACTGGCGTAACTGGCACGGTGGATGTTAGAGGATTTACGCCGGGTGGCACATTTGGATACTCTGGAATAGGCGGAATTAGTTTTAATACTGCCATAAATGGTTATACTATAGGCGCAACTGGTGGAATAAATATAAAAGTCGATAGCGAGACAATGAAAAAAATTCCATCAGGAAAGCATTTTTATGATTTGGAGCTCACAAATTCTTTAGGTGAAGTATCTAGACTTATAGAAGGAACATTTGAAGTTTCAAGAGAGATAACCAGATAAAATGCCTACAAACTCAAACAACGAAAAAGTAGTTATAGTAGCAACACAAAACGGTGCAGTTGAAGTTATTGCTATGAGTAACTTGGGGCCTTCTTTGCCTGGTTCTCAAGGAGTACAAGGAGCACAAGGAACTCAAGGACCTGCTGGTATTGGTGCAGAGGGATTTCAGGGATTACAGGGAATTCAAGGATTACAGGGTGTTCAGGGATCATCTGGTTCTATAGGATCTCAGGGAACACAAGGTACTGATGGTTCTGAAGGTGCTCAAGGTGTTCAAGGTTTACAAGGAACTATAGGTTCTACAGGTATTCAAGGCTCTGCCGGATCTCAGGGAACACAAGGAACACAGGGTTCTACTGGAATTCAAGGCACTCAGGGTTCTACAGGTATTCAAGGCTCTGCCGGATCTCAGGGAACACAAGGAACACAGGGTTCTACTGGAATTCAAGGCACTCAGGGTTCTACAGGTATTCAAGGCTCTGCCGGATCTCAGGGAACACAAGGAACTGATGGTTCTGAAGGTGCTCAAGGTATTCAGGGTATTCAGGGTTCTACAGGTATTCAAGGCTCTGCCGGATCTCAGGGAACACAAGGAACT